GATCCCAGAAGGCGGCGGCGATGTCGTCGAGGTCCATCAGGCGCTCAATGGCGTCAGGGGAGAGGGGCAGCGGCTTGCCGGCGGTGTCCCCGACGCCCTCCCAGGCGGTGACGGCGTGGCGGGCGAGCGCCTTGACCAGAAAGGCGAAGGCGAGGCCGCGCGACATGTCGGGGTCGAGGTCGGGCTCGGTGGCGCGCAGGGCGCCGAGGTTGCGCGCGGCGGCGGCCTGGGCGGCGGCCATGACGGCAGTGGTGACGGGCTTGATCTCCACGCGGACGCCACGCGGGAGGGCGAGCCAGTACGGGGTGGTGGGGAGGTCGAGGGTGAGCATGGAAATTGGCCCCTTCATGTGTTATGTACGTTATGCAGTTTAAGGAGTGCAACCAATGCCCGAGCCTATGCTCAAGGTTGGTGCTGCCGAGGCCCAGCGGAATTTCGGCCTCTATCAGGACAAGGCGCTGATCCAGCCGGTTGCCATCACCCGCAATGGCCGCACGCGCACCGTGATGATCTCGATCGAGGAATATGAGCGTCTCAAGCGCCGCGATCGCCAAGTGTTTCGGACTGAGGACGCCCCGCAGGATGTCGTGGACGCCATCCTGAATGCTGAGATCCCAGAGGACGCCAAGCAGTTTGACCATGAGGTCCGATAGTCGCCGTCTTCCAGGTGTCGGCGACGTTCTGCGCTACGCTTACCTTTGGAGCCACGAGTACGACCGCGGCCAGGAAGAAGGCGCGAAGGATAGACCCTGCGCAGTTGTGATGCTCATCCGGCGTGACGATGGCACGGACGAGGTGGCCGTGCTGCCGATCACCTCGAACAAGCCAGAGGTTGATGGTGCCGGTGTCGAAATCCCGACCGCAACACGCGCCCGACTAGGTTTGCAACGTGAGCCCTGCTGGGTTGTGGTGAGTGAATTCAATTTGTTTCGATGGCCCGGTCCTGACCTACGGCCGCTTGAGGCTGGCGAGGGATCGTTCGTTTATGGCCGACTGCCGCGGGAATTGCTGCTGCGCATCCGAGAGGCATTCCGAGACTGGCGCGCGCGCGGACCCACGCGGATGGTCCGCCGCACCGATTAGGAGATCGTTATTGATGAAGATGTTCATCAAACGCTTTTGGGGCTTCGATCCGATCTACTGGCCAATAATTGCTTTCAGTAGGCGAGGCAGCTTAGGCGCGCTTCTCGAACAATCGGAGGCCGGTGATACTATCGCCTTTTTCGGCACCAAAGGTCCCGAGACTCAAATACACGAACGGGGCAAGCTACTGGGCATCGCGGAATTTGGTCGGAGCAAATTTCACAGCCGCCAAGCGCTTCCTCCCCGTTCGTTTGCGGAGGCTGAGAAGGGTGCTGGCGGAGATATCAAGTGGCCCCACGCCGTGCTTATTACGCGCGCGTGGCGATTTACCGATAGCCCGCTGCCGGAGATGACAGAGACATTAGGTAGGCAGCTCCCTATGTCAGCAATGAGTAATACAGTGCTATTGACCGATATCGAAAGAGACCGAATTTTGGGTCTCGCACGCGAAGAAATTGATGTTGCGCGGACGCAATCTATAAGTGATGAAAGAGATCGAATCGCCAAAATTGTCGGTCCTGGAGGGACAATGGGGCCTGTGCCCTCATCGTTCCTGTCGAAAGTTCACCGTGATGCGCTTCGCGAAGCGAGCACTTACGCCTATCAGTTTGGCAGCGCTGATGTTTGGAAAATTGGTTGGGCTCATGATCCAATCGAGCGCCTATCTGACCTCAATAAGCATGTCCCTCATGAGTTACTGAAACAGAAATGGGGAGGCGGCTGGACCCAAAAATGGGCTTCGGCGGAACAAGCTTATGACATGGAGCAACGTGTCTTAAGATCTTTCAATAATGATCAATTATACGGTGAGCGTGTGCATTGCTCTCAAGCTGCGCTAGAGGCTGCGTGGGTTGCAGCCTTGAAGGGATGTTGAATTTTTCTGCCACTCGAGATCATTTGTTAGCTATGATCTACAGTTTTTTCAAAACTCACCCATACTCCGCCGCCACCTGCTGATTCTTCAACACCACCGTCATCATCCTCTGCGCCGTCGCGTTGAAGGCCGCGCGAAACTCGAAACTCGCCTCCACCCCCGCCGGACCTTCGATCGGCGTCTTGGCCAGCGCCAAATACACCTCATGCAGCGTGAAGCTCAGGCTGCGATTGACATCAATCGTGAACCCAAAGCCGAATTCCGCCGGCGTGCCATTCTGCGCCTGCGTCAGCAGCGTGGTATCCGCGAAACGCGCCGTGATCTGCCCCGTCGCGCGCGCAATGCCGGGATCGGCGCCCTCAATCTTGCGATCCGCGCGAATGGTGCGCACCGCCTCGATGCTGTTGGAATAGGCCAGCCGCGCCCCGGTCACCTGCGCCAGCGCCGCACCGCCCCGCGTGATGGAACCCTGCGCCTTGTGAAACGCGGTATATGCCGCCGTCGTTGGCGTCCCGCCCGAGGATGCAGCGCTGCGCGCCGAGCCCTGCGCAATCACCTTGATCGTCGCGGTGGCCGGTCCGGTCGGGCTGAAATCCATCTCCAAGGCATCAGCGCGCGCACCAGCGCAAACATCAAAGCTCGGCACATCGGGATAGCCGATTTCGATGGATTGGGATGGCAAGGCCGCCGCGCCAGAACCAAAGCTATGCGTGAAATTGGGCGCCGTGCCGGTGGTGGTCGGCGCACCCAGCAATAGCCGCAGCCAATGGCCGAAATTGATCAGGTCAACGGGGATCACAACATCGCCCTGCACCGTCATCGTATCCAGAAACGGCGCGGCAGGATCGCGATTGCCGCCAAGCCCGATCACATCCGCATCCAGCAGCGCCTGCTCCGCGCCCAGATTGCAGGTTAGGAAAGGCACGCGCCGCCAATTGCCGCCAGGCGGCGTGCCATAGCTGGCCTCGGGAATCATCAATAGGCGCGAATTCGCGCCAATGGCACGGGGCATGGGGTTTCTCCTGGTGCGGGATCAGGCCAGCGGAGAGCCGGCAACGGTAAAGAACAGCGTGACAGGCAGCGCAGCAGCGCGCGCGGCGGCAGCGCCTTCGGTCTCCACATCCTCAAATGCTGCAGCGCCGGGCTGGGCGTATTCCACCGCGCCGCCCAGGCTTGGCTCGGCGGTGATGGCGGCGGCGATATCCATCAGCAGCGCATCCAGCAGCGTGGTGTCGCTGGCCAGCACCTCAATCTCCGCGCGGTGTTCAATCGCATAGGCCAGTGGCGAGAGGATTGGCGTTTCCGCCACACTCTCCCCATCGCGCAGCACTACCAGCCCGCCCGCGTGCAGGCGCTGCGGCACGGTTTCATTGCGGCGGATGCTGGGCGCCGGGTTGCGCGCGGCCAGGCTGGCGTTCAGGCGCGCCAGCAGGGCGGTCAGGGTGGCTTCGCGCGTGCTCATGTGCTGCTTCCTGTCTCGGCGGCCCAGGCCGCCACGAAACGCCCCGGCAGGCGGCGGAGCGCGCGGAGTGATGCGCCACGCACATCCAGCCGCTTTGTGAGCTTCACCTGCGGCAGCAGGAGGAACATCGGCACCATGCCGCGCGCGAGCAGCCCGCGCGCCCAGGCCTCGCGGCCCTTGCGATTGCCGGTGCCGATTTCAGCAACGCCTCCGGCAATCAGCTGCGTGCGACGCCGTCTGCGTGTTTGCTCGCCCGCGCGCAGTGGCAGGCACCAGACAAAGCCGCGCCCGGATTTGAAGGGCCTCAGAAACGCCTGGCCCGAGGCCACCATCTGCGCCGGTGTGACGCGGAGCCCCTTATCGCCGCGCCCGCGCCAGCCGCGTGCGGCATTAAACCCTGTCGGGATGGCGAGGAATTTCCGACCGCCCTTGGCGCGGATCAGCGCGCCGCGCTCAAAGGCATCAATCACCAGCGGCGTCTTGGTCCAAACGAGCCCGGCGGCGCGGAGTGATACGCCGGTGCGGGGAAAGACCTGCGCGCGCCAGGCATTGGCGATGCCGCGCGCCTTGCCACCGAAGGCTGCGGTGACCTGGGTGCGTAGTTCCTGCTTGAGTGCCTCCGTCTCCTGCCGCACGGCGCGGGACGCCGCGCGTTCGCCCGCGCGCACCTCCTCAACCAGGGCCTGGCGGAGATTGCCGATGCTGGCGGTCAGGCGCATCAGCGCTGGCAATAAACCCGCCACGCCGTGCCAGAACCATCCCGCGTCGCATGGCTGACAGTGAGCAGATCGGCGCCAATGGCAAAGCTATCGCCCGGCGCCAGATCGGGCAGCAGCGCGATGGGCAAAGAGAGGATATCGCTTGCGCCAATGATCTCCGTATCAAAACCACTGGCGATGCGATCCGGCGAGGTGCGCAATACGCGCAGCGCCACAGGGCTTCCTGTGCCGCCAGCGCGATAGAGCGCATCCACGCCAAGATGCGGGTCTGCCAGCAGCGCGGCCATCGCACCGTCGAATGCGCTCATCGTTTCAGCACCTCGACAATGCGTGGCAGCGTCTTTTCGGCCGAGCGGCCAATGACGTAACCGCCAAGGCCGATCTCCACGATGT